ACTTTGCGATGGTTCCATCAACTGCTTCACCTGCTCCTGTGTAGTGAACAGTGAACTCATGCCAATAGTTTCCAGAATCCCAACCATGAGCTGATGGTTCAAGAACACATGCATACTTGTAAGCATCCACAACAGTACCCTCATCATCAACAGTAACCTCAATGATTGAGCCTTCCCAATAATCTCCTGTCTTGAATCCTCTGATACCTGCTTCGATATACTCTGCAAGTGCATCTCCTTCATATACCTTGTATGGATTGATATCCATGCTTGGCTTAACTGCATCAATTGAGAATGTAGATTCTCCCCACACGTTTGTCTCATCTGTGGTCTCTGCATTCACTGACTTGCTCATATCAGTGTTCCACTTGCCGATTCTCACATAATCCTTGGTGAAATCGTAACAGAACACTGCTTTGTTTTTAGCCTTAATCTGCTGACCTTCTCTTAATGCCATGATTCTTTCCTCTCTTTCTAATTCTCTGCCATGTATCGAACATTGATGTTGATTCCATAGCCATTTGTTTTCTCGTCAAATTTAATTGCGTACACTGTACTCGTTCTTTCAATGGATTCAAGCCACATGTTACCTTCAAAGGCAATGTCACAACTCTCTAACCACTTTGCAAGATTCTCAACCATTGTCTGTGCATCAATGTTTCCCTTGTTGGTTGTAGGTGAAGATTTGAACACAATCTGCAATGGCAACTGCGCCAAATACGAACCATCTACATACTTGCCAAGATAAGCTGCACCCTGCAATGGGAACAATCCAATAGATGTATCAGCATTGATGCTACTCCATTTGATTGTCTGATTGCTTGGTGAGAAAGAAGCAGGATAGTTAGGATATTTCAGAATCAAGGAAAGAATGGCATTCTGTGCATTTTCCGCATCTTGAATTGTAAGTTTTTCAAGCTCTGCCATTACTTACCCCCAATCTCCATGTGTGGCATTACATCCTTATACTCATCAACTGTTGTTACTCTGAATACATTGTCATAGTGGTTTACCATATACTCAAAGAATCCAGATGTTATAGTTTCAACATCACTCACATCTCCTGCAACATAGAAGTCAATCGTCTGTTGGAATGTGAAATACTTTCTTTTATCTTCCAAAGTAAGGTTTCCATACTCTTTTGGTGGAAGATAAACTTTTTCTTTTGGAATACTATCTTCATCCAAGAACAAAGTTGATGTATCTGCATTTTCGATTCCAGAATTACGAATATTTGCTCCCTTGGTTACAACCAAATTCACATTGTTCAGCACTGTTGGAATCCATGTTTCTTCTTCTGTCAGAGAATCAAAATGCCTGTTGAATACAGTTACAATCTTGTTGCCAAATACAACCATGCTATACCCCCATATACAACAGACCTGTTCCATCCAACTTTTCAGAAACAATGTCATAAATCAATTTGTCTTGTGCTTTCTTGTCTGACAAAACAACTGTAATAAGTGTTTCGCTAGAACTGAAAGTAACAGATTGACCACCAGAGGACATTGATTTCACATTGCCCTTGGTGCTGTCAGAAGCATTTCTGGTTGCATAGTCAATCTGGTATAAGATATCAATCAAAGAACAAGTTGCTTTTGCAATCTCTGTTGCGTACACAGTCTCGGTTTCTTCTGTAAGATTTGAACCGCAAATATATCTCAACTTGTCCTCTGCTCTTGATTCCCATTTGTCAAAAGAGGATTCATCAACGAAATCCCCATAATATGTATTTTTGTAAAATTCATAAGTGGCAAATTTCATTTCTGAATCCCCCTGCTAAAAATCTTATTATTACTTGGTTTTCTCTAATGTCTTAATCTGCGCAATTGCGATTGCCTTCTCTGGATATACATTTGTTCCATTGTTAGCAAGTTCCCAATTCGAACCAGATTCGAGCTGCTTCTCTGTTGGAGAAACGATTGAAGGTGACTTCCAAGAGATTCCGTAAGGAGCAAATACCTTTCTCTGACGAGTAATAAGGTCTGTCTCACCACCATTGGTCTTTGCATCTCTTGCGATTTCAGAAGGAACCTTAACACCACAATTGGTGTATTCGATTGCACCCTGTCCAAGAACATATGTGGTATATACAAATCCTTCATCTGTCTCTTCAACAGGCATTGTATCGTCTACAAGAACAAGTCTGCCATTAAGAGTAGCAAGTGGAAGGTCTCTCTGAACACCATTCTCATCAGTGTACTTTAAGTACTCAAGAAGGTTGAGGTTCTCAAGGTTAGTTGCAACAACTGAATGCATAACTGCAAGAGCGAACTTTGACTTCTGGTCTCCCAATGCCTGCTGCATAGCAGTGTTAAGAGTAGTCATACCAAACTTTGCATCTGTCTCCCCTGTAACATCAAGAGTATGCTTTGCAACGAAATCTGCATTCTTTGCACCTGTCATTGCGAATACACCCTTTAATGTAGCAATAAGAGTATTCTGGTCTACATCATCCCAGAACTCTGCAACTTCACCTGCGGCTGCGCTGTAATCATCACCAGAGATATCAGAAACGAAATCCTTCTCTGTCCAACCCTGCGCTCTACCAACAACGATTCTACCCATTGCAAAGTTTCCTCTGCTCTCTGTGGTGATATCAGTGTTGCCATCATAGTTTACTGTCTTACCACCAAGTCTCTCTTTGATGAGAGTAGTAATGTAATGTCCGCCCTTCTGGTCTGGGAGCATTGAAGCATATTCACTCTTCTCAACGATTGCACCAGACTTTAACAACTCATTAAGTCGAAGGTTAGGTGTCTCACGAACTACGGCATCAAATACTTCTCCATTGAAATTAACTAAATCAAATAACATAGCTTTTTCTCCTTTTTACTTTCTCAAATATGGAGTAATGTCCATATCTGGATTCTGGTTTTTAAGTTTCATCAGTTCAGCCATGGAGAGCTTCTTTCCATCTCCAAGGTTGATTTGTGTTCCAACGATTCCAGAACGTTTCTTTGCCAATTCCTGCTCTTGGTCAGTAACAAGAATATTTGGCTTGTATTCGCCTGTTTCGTCTTTGACAATTGAATCAAAAAGCTCCGAAATACTCTTTCCTCTAGCAGAATCACTATTAAGTGCAGCCACAAGCTGTGTCTTAATTGCATTCATGGTGATTTCATTCACAAAAACCTTGTCCTGCATGAACTCTGTGACAATTCCACTTAATCTTGCTTCTTCATCTTTCTGCGCTCTCTCTTTGCGCTCTCTTTCAAGTGTTTCTGTCAGTTCAGCAATCTTGGCAGTGAATCCGTCAACATCTGGCGCATTCTCTTTGAGACCTTTCAACTCTGTTTCCAAAGTTGTCTGTGTTCCCTTCAAGGTTTCAATGTCCTTGAGCAAATCATCAATCTTTTCTTGCTTCTTGGTTACTTCCTGCTGTGATACCCATTCGCCAGAAAGTGCCTTTTCAATCTCTGGTGTTATCTCAACATTCAGTGCTTTCAATTTGTCGATTACATTCATTTCATTTACCTCTTTCCTTAAAAGTTTTTTATTTGGTCAGCCCAACACGAATCGAGTTTCCATTTAATCCATGGATGGCAATCGCAGGAATGGGATTTGAACCCATAATCTTTAGAATATGAATCTAACGAGCTACCAGATTACTCTATCCTGCAAGAAAACAAAAAAGCCGATTGAACATAGTTATGCTCAACCGACTTCATTAAGTCCTTATCAATGCACATTTGCACTAACGATTTTCCTTTTTAATTTCTTCCACTGTCTTTCCCTTGGGGATTTCAACTACAACAATGGATTCCTTTCTTCTTCGAATCTCAAAATGTGAGATTCTATCAAGTCTTTTCTCATCAATCTCAATTAACATTTTGATACCTCTCTTTTATTATATTAACACATCCATATAAAAAAGTTGTGCCAACTTTTACACACAACAAAAAGGGCAGATTTCTCTGCCCTCAATGTCTTTGCATCTTACTGATTGAATCAAAAATCAAATCTCTTTCCTCTTGGCAAATAGCAGTGTTGTATATGTCAACAACCAAATCAGCTATCTCATCCAACAGGTTTTCTAGGGCAATAAACACATCTTCTTTATCAAGATTCTTCCTTGCATAGATGTACTCATCAAGCAATTCATTGATGTTTCTATCATACCTTCCACCAGATTTAGCAGGAGCAACCTCTGGTTTCGGTTCC